ACACAAAGACCCCTAGATCTAAAAAGATGGCATCAAGCGTGGATTATGCTAAGATGGTGCAAGAACTCAGCGAAGACCCATATACCGAGGAGGATATTGTGGGCTTTGCGGAGTACTACGCTTATCAAGGCTTTAAACACGTTGAGGTCGTCAAAGCTCTGGTGGATAAATTTCCCAACGATAAAGATGGGATGATGAAGGCTGTCAGGGCTCTGATCACCGTGCACCTGACCAGAGGAAACAAGATATCTAGTATCTTGAAGAAGATCTCCTCAGAGGGCGGAAAAAGCCTAAAGGAGCTTACAACTAAAATCGGCATTAAGGATAAGGCTGTTGGACCTCAGGATCTCACCCTGAGCAGGATTGCCATCACTTTTGCTGGTCTCACCTGCTCTCTCATTGAGATCCTAAAAGACCACATAGGCATTGGAAGACCCCACTTGACAGCGACTTACCCCTATGCCATGATGCATAGCGCCTTTGCTAGCATGATTGATCCCACTCTCCAAGATGAGGTGGTCTCTCAGCTAGTGTCCGCGTTCAAGCTCTACCTATACAGGTTCACCAGAATGATCAATCCGTCAAAAACTGGTGAAGACTTCAGAAGGCTCTGGGACTCAAACCTGAGAATCCTGCAGGCAGCAACTCAAAACAGCTTTCACTCTGCAGATACCAAGAGGGCTTACTTGGTCAAGTGGGGTGTGCTGGACAAGAACTTTCTGTCCACTCCTGCTGTTAAAGAAGCGGCCAAGGCCTTCGAAGCTCTGCAAGCTGACAACGAGGTCCTTCGTGGCTAGATTAGTTCCTACACTGTAATTGGGAGGGAGGGGAAGGGTTTTAGTGGGTCTTAAGGGGAGGGGGCTTGGGTTGACTAGGGGAGGGAAGGTTTGCTTACAGCCAGGGTCTATAGCGGGAGGGTTAGTTGCTAGCTAGTTATGTTTTGGGTGGGGGGGTACCTACAGTGTACCAAAGTCCATCCTGATGTACTCATCCTCATCTCGCTTGAATCGAAACATGTTGAAGAACAGTCTGTCTCTGCGAGTCAATGGCTCTCTAAGATCTCTCCCCCAAGGTCGATTAAGGAGGATCCTTCTATCAAACAAGTCAGCTGGAGTCTCCCTCGGGACCATCTCAGCGGCCTCTCCAGGGGTGGGCCAATCCAGAGTCCAGCAGGGCCATCTGCTGGTGACAAAGTCTTCCGTGAGAAGGGACTCTCTGGAAGTGAGAATTGGTGCAAAGACATCATCCTGACACAACCGATCTCTCTCCTCCTTGGACTCCCTGGATCTTTGGCGCAAAACCTTCAACCAAGATCTAAGGAGTCGGAAGGCAAAAATGGCCATGGCAGTATCCATCAAGTTAGATCCAGTGATGATCATCCCAGGGAGACGCAGTTTCTTTCTTTCATCATTCAGGAAGTGCATGAAAATGACCACCTTTTCGGGAAAGGGTAGCCACTGGAGCCCTTGCTGCTTGGCAACTCTGTTGATGATGCTCTCCATGTACTTCTTGCCGTCAATCTGAAAAAAGAGGCCAAGGAACATCTTGGACTTCTTGCCAAAAGGCCACCTTAGTGTCCTCCTCATAAAGTCACACTCCAGACCATGAAACCAAGTCTCATACATTGCAGCTTCCATGGGGGCAGGTAGAGTTCTCACCCGATTTGAGAGAACCACATCAGTCTGGTCACCAGAAATGGTCAGCTCCAGGTGCTCGGGAATCTCTCCTTGGGACAGATGGCACCACAATGTGGCTCTGGTCACGGGGGGTTTTGCAACACTGGCAACGTTGTAGGTTAAATCATATCTCTCATTATCAAGATAAAAAGTCATCTTGACGTTGAGATTTGATCTAAGGGGTCTTTGTGT